TTGGATATGATTTTGACCAATCTGGCTGTGACACATCTTTTAAGGATAGTGAGCCTGAGCGTGATTTTATGAAGACTGGCTTGCCATCTTCTGTTCACGCTGGGGTTAATATGCTTTTTGATTTGGCTATGTGCCCAAGCGTTATTGTTGGTGATTTGGTTCATCGGGTGGTTATGAACCCTTCTGGCTGGTATCTTACCGCTGTTATGAACACTCTCATGACTTATCGCTCGGTGTGTAACGCTTATCTTGATTTGTCTCCTAGTGAGACTATTGATGACATGCGCCAACACCTTGAGCAAGTTGTGGGTGGTGATGACAATTCGTTTTCTACTGATCAACCGTGGTTTACCATTGGTTCTCTTGCAAACGAATTGGCTATTCGCGGTATTTATCTTGAAACTGATTTTTTTTGACTCCTCGGGACAGTATGGTTTTAACCTTCTTTTCTCATAACTTGATCCTTCGAAAAGTTAACCTGACCGGACATTACATATATGCTGCGGGCGGGCGCCTCTCAAAAATTCTCTCTGCTTTTTCTTATCTTAAGATTTCAGAGGGTAAAGTCGACTGGCTCCGTGCTGCTTCTCGTGTGTGTGGTTTAATGGTTAACCTTTGGCCCTACAAGTTTGAGTTTGAGGCTGTTTATCCGTACTTGTATCATATGATTCACCACTTTTTCCTTTTGGATGGGCAAAACCTGTCCTCAGAGTGGAGTGGTGTTTTTAGGTCTATTCCCAGTGATGAGATGATGCTTTGTTTGCGTAATGGTCACGCTTTTGAGGGGAGTTCTTTTTTCTCCAACTCTACTCTGAGCAGTTCTCACGGTAAAACGCGCGTTCTACAATCTGCTTTAAAGAGTGCGTTACAAACACCTCCTCACTTTGATACAAAACCCATGTCAACTAATCAACAACCTAAAAATGTTCAAAAGAAAAAGGGAAAGCGACCTAATAAGTCAGTTGGAAGTGTTGCAGCAGCGGCAGCAAAAGCTGCAGCAACGGTTGCTACAAATGTTATCAACAGCTCCCATGCCCCATCCAACTCCAAACAACCAAAGGCTAATTCAGCTCCGTCAGGAAGTTCTGGCATCTCTGATCTCATTTCCAAAGGGATCGGTGCTGTCGGAAAGTTTCTTAGAGATGAGGGACTCGAAACGTTGGTCACACTCGGAGCTTCAATCTTGGCTAGACCAGATGTACTCGAGGTTAAACGTCGTCGAAACGTGCTCAGAGCTTCTCGAGGTCTTACTCCCGAAGCCGACACCTTGATTCCTGCTGGAACCATTCTCTCCTCAGTCGCTTTGTATCCCAACTTTGCTGCTGATGTTGAGGGACCTGATTCGACTTCTCGTCTCAAAAAGAAGAGCGAGACTTTCTTGAAATATCGTTTCAGAAAGTCCGTTGTTAAGTTCACCCCAGCTGCTGGTGCACTTAACAATGGTCAGATTGGTTTTTTCATTGCCTCTGATCCGCGCTACCTCCTAACCGCCACTGGTCAGGATGCTGTGCGTTTGGTTCACGAATTTAAAGGCGCTGTGACTCAAGTTTCACAGCCAGCAACTCTTCCTGTGCCAGAAATTAAGGACATGCTTTTTATTGAGGACGCTCACGAGAGTGACGTTCGCTTTACGCAGCAGGGAGTCCTTTGGGTTATTGCCTTCACTGATGTCTCGATTGGTTCTGATCCTAGTACCGGGACCTCCACCTCTCTTGGTGAATTCAGTCTTGATTATCATGTTGAGTTCAAGGATGATTCACTTGATGGTGCCTTGGTTAAGCCTAGTGGCGGCATTTCCAGCATTTGCTCGTATTACAATGACACCAATACTGGTGTTACTGGAACTGCGGACGGTGTTGGTTTGTTTGCTGACCCTGACCTTGTCACCCCATTTGTTGACTCCCCCTGTGCAACGTCTACCCTTGCTATTTCTGGTCTTGGTGATGTGATGTTTACTAAGAGTACCATTGCAACGCCCTTTCTTACGGCGGCTGCCCCTTGGAATTCAGCTGGCATGTTTACATGTGCCCTTGCTGGTGTGTACACTGTTTCATTTGACGCAATGTGCCGAATTACCTATACAGCCGCTGCAGTTGCTGGTGTTGAGCAAGTTATTACTACTGTTGTGATTAACGGGTCTAATCAAATTCAGATTCCGTGTGTCATGACTAATGATACTAACTTCCTTTATTTCCGCGCTTATGGCACTTTCTCCTATTCCCTGTCCATTGGGGATACTTTCTATCTTTACTCTGTTATTGGGTTAGCAGGGCAATATAACGATTATTTTAATTTTTATTCGTCTTTGAACATTCAGTTGGTCAATTTGACAACTCCTAACCCCACTGCTTCCTATTCGCTAGGTTTGCGCAGGCTTAATCCTGCAACGCAAAACCGTAAGAAGCTTGACCGCGTCGTACCTTTGACGTTGTCGAAACCGAGCCCCCTTCAAATTGGGGCTCGAAGAAATTAATTGTATATAAATTAGTTTTAAGTCCTGGTAGGGCCCAGGCGCCACCTTCAAGTGGAATAACCGCCGTCTTTTTAGACCCTAGGCGGGATATAAATATAAAATATAAAAAAAAAA